AGCTGTCAAGCAAGATTGAAGAGATCTTAGAAACTAACTACGAACGCAAAGACTCTCTACAACTATTCGACGGCTGGAGAGATAATATTTGGAGTTCGAAATACGTTCGTAAGTGTCATTTAAAGACTATCGACAATAGAGAGACGCAGAAGCTATGGTTGATGCATCTCAATATATTTCCGCACGAATTCTTGAACTTTCCGATACTTGGTTTTGATATAGTCGCCGGTCCTAATAAGATCACCGGGTCGTTCTTTGACTTCTCCCCAATTACGGACGAAAAACCGGAACATCCCTATCTTAACTATATGAGAGACTCTGTAAAGGATCTATCTTGGTCAAAGCCAAGGGAGCTTCCTGACTGGGCCAAAGAGATCTTTTCGGACTCGATGATCGCGGCTGGTAACTTAAAGACTCAAGAAGAGGTAGAACAACTCACCAAAACATGTCTGCATCTCGTTGAGTACTACGTAACGAATATGAGCAAGAACCTATACGTTACAAATCCGTTAGAGCTAAAGAAACGACACAACTTATATTGTCGCAATCAGAAGTTAAATCCACACCTGCATAGATCTATACTTTCGATGGGAATATCTGAAAAAGATAAAAATGAATACGTAGATCGGATCCTATTCGAGGAGATTTAGGTTTGGATGATCACCACGCGTATCGCATGTTTCCAGATCGAAGAAAGTGGTTCAACAAGCTCTGGCTCGCTGAAGATCTTGGGTATGAATGTGGTCCGTCAGGTATAGCACCGAGTAAGAGCGGATACTATATCGTAAGACCTATTATGAATCTGTCAGGAATGTCTGTCGGCGCAAAAAAGAAGTACATAGAAGCTGGGGACTTGTCTCAGACTCCTCCAGGTTACTTCTGGTGCGAATGGTTTGAAGGTCCGCAGTATTCAGTCACTTACGAGTGGACGGGTGTTTGGAAGCAAGTATCGTGCTACTTAGGCGAGAGAGACGAGAATAACCTTTACCGATTTCGTAGATGGACTCGTATAGATGACATAGAGTTCGAACCGGAACCTCTATTCGACGAGATAGGAGGCTCAAATGTCTCTACATTAAATATCGAGTTCATCGGCGGCCGCATCATTGAGGTACACCTGCGAGACACTCCAGATCCAAAGTATGAAGAACTGATTCCAATTTGGAAAGATAGTAAGATATTGGTTGACAAATATGAAAAGTTAGGTTATACTTATATAGAAAGTCATGACGATGCTGATGGCTTTCTAGACATACCTAGAATTGGTTTTATGATAAAATAAGGAGATTACATGAGCAACGCTTACAACGATCTGCATGTGCAGGTAGAAGATCAACACGGCGCCGTCGCTTCTGTATATACATTCCTAGATGGCAACAGTAAGATCGTTTATCACGATGCGAACGGTCATAAATTTTTTGAAGAAGACTACGCCAAGTTTCCAATCGAGACTGTCGAGAGGCATGCCGTCGCTTGGGCGACAGGTAAGAGACAGCTAGTACCAATAAAATAAGGAGAGGGCCATGAGCAGCACACTAGTCGACACGTTGATTCGAGAAAATCAAGGAATCGTTTACTCGGCAAAAATCTATAAAGAAGATAGCGGGCATCACGTCCATTACTTTAAGAACGATCAATTAATCGAGTCCCGTGATTTTGAAGGACAGCCGGTCGAAAGAATTCACGCCGCCGTTAACGGTTGGCTTAATAATATTAAGGTGCTTAAAAGTTAATGATTACTCCAAGAACACCAGAAAAGATACATATGGAAATTGCAAACAAACTTGCAAAGGGTGCTACATATATTGATGCTCTCGTTGAATATGCAAAAGAGAATGACCTCGAAATAGAAGCTGTCGCAGACATTGTGAAAAAATCTTCTATCATGAAGGAAAAGATTCGCTCTGAAGCAGTTGCTATGAGAATGGTTAAGAAGGATCGCCATGACCTTACTGAACTATGCTAATGAAGACTCCTTTCGAGTCTATGTTAACTACCTTGCTCTAAAGAAGCATTTTGAAAGTGATGGTTACGACTATCATAAATATAATGGTAAGGTTCGCGCGTCGTTCGACAAGTTTCAGACTCGAAACGACGCGTTCTTCTTCTACAAACTGTCCAAAAAGAACGACCCAACGAAAGTTCTTCTTGCTAACATTATACACAATCCAAAGGTATGGATCCGCGATATAGTCGAGGACAGTGGAGAAGAAGTATTCGTCCAGTGGGAAAGGAGAAACGAGTCTCTTACTTACATATTCAAGAACGAACTGAAGAAGCTTAAGCCAACATATCAGGACAACTTTTTGGTAAGTAATGGTCAACATCCCTTTATCATAACACTATACATGCGCAAAGAGATCTCTCTCGAAACATTTTCAATTTTGGCAAAGTTGTCAAATGTTTATGATATGTGGGAGAAAGAAATAGTTGACAAATTCGTCGCGCCTGGTATTATTAGATTATCAAGAAAGTATTATCCATTCATTGAAGTGGATACAAAAAAATTCTCAAAAATCGTCAAAGAACACTTTTTTGAAGATAAATAGTATTGTGATGGTGATCCGTCACGCAATTGCAATACAATGTTATACATCGCACATAAGGAGATACTAATATGGTGGATTTCGCCGCACTTAAAAGCAACCGTTCAAAGTCACTCGACAAATTGAACTCTCAGCTCTCGCAGATTGCACAGAAGAGCTACTCAGATCCCAACGAAGGCAAATTTTGGAAACCGTCTCGCGATAAAGCGGGCAATGGCTTTGCCATCATTCGTTTCCTGCCCGCGCCAGGCAATGAAGATATGCCGTTCGTTCGTTTGTGGGATCATGGTTTCCAAGGACCGACTGGTCTGTGGTACATCGAAAACTCTCTAACAACTATCGGCAAGGACGATCCTGTCTCCGAACTTAACTCAAAGCTTTGGAATACTGGCGTCGACGCAGATAAAGAACAGGCACGCAAGCAAAAGCGTCGCCTTCACTATATCGCAAACATATATGTCATTAAAGACAGCGGTAACCCGGACAACGACGGAAAAGTATTCCTGTTTAAGTTCGGTAAGAAGATCTTTGATAAACTCAACGATCTTATGAACCCTCAGTTTGAAGATGAAAAGCCAATCAATCCGTTTGATCTTTGGGAAGGCGCAAGCTTCCGTCTCAAGATCCGTCAGTTTGAAGGTTACGCAAACTACGACAAGTCGGAATTCGACGGTCCTGCTCCACTGTTCGAAGATGACGAAAAACTCGAACGTGTTTGGAAAGATGAACATTCCCTTCAGGAAATCATCCATGAAAAACATTTCAAACCGTATGCAGAACTTAAAGCAAAGCTGCATCGCGTTCTTAACCTCACTGGTGACTCGGTCGATGCTTCTCGCTCCGCAAGCGACGACGTTGACGAGGATCTTGACATGAGCCGCTTCTCAAAGAGCACTCCTGCTCCAGATATGAAGCAGACTTCATCTGACATGGATACCATCGACGATGATGATGAAGATCTCGCACGTTTCAGAGACCTCATAAAGTAATGATAGGAGAGGAGCGAAAGCTCCTCTCTTACCACTCAGTGGAGGGTTAACACATGGCAAATAAAGAAATCATAGACTTTGATTTTGGTTTTAGTTTCATCGACGATGAGATTGAAGAAGTCAAAGAAACTGCAATTAAGCTTGAGTCTGCACATGCAGAAGGTCAAGCCGCGATCGAAGATCTTCAAGAAAGACTGAATAGACTATATAATTCTATCACACCGTTCTTAGATAATCTCTGCAAGAATCCAGAAAAATCGACAATATATTGGCCCGATCGTGTAAAAAAGATCGAAGGCTATAAAGACAAGCTACTCGCAATCATAGAAGGAAGATAGCATGAGTCTGTTAGACAAACTTGTAAAGAATAGTACGATTAAACTTACGGCTCCTCTCATGGAGTCAAAGGTTTATGGTAAGAAGGATATGGCTCCAACTCCAGTTCCTATGGTGAACGTAGCATTGTCAGGTCGTATCGACGGCGGTGTAGCTCCGGGTCTTCTAGTCCTGGCAGGTCCATCGAAACACTTTAAGTCTGCTTTTGCTCTGCTTATGGCAGGAGCTTACCTCGAACGGAACAAGGACGCAATCCTTTTGTTCTATGACTCGGAATTTGGTACTCCTCAGTCCTACTTTGAGTCGTTTGGTATTGACATGGCAAGAACCGTTCATACTCCAATCACGAACGTTGAAGAACTAAAGTTTGACATCTCTCAGCAGCTAGATAAGATCGAGAAGAAGGACAATGTTATCATCATCATCGACTCCGTTGGTAACCTTGCATCCAAGAAAGAAGTCGAAGACGCATTGGACGGCAAGTCCGTTGCCGATATGTCTCGTGCTAAAGCTCTTAAGTCGCTGTTCCGTATCGTGACTCCGCATTTGAACCTCAAGGACATTCCTTTGATTGCGGTCAACCATACATACAAAGAGATCGGTCTGTTTCCTAAAGACATCGTCAGTGGTGGTACCGGTATCTATTACTCGGCTGACGCAATTTGGATCATCGGCCGCCAACAGGATAAGGTTGGTACTGAGATCCAGGGTTATCACTTCGTCATTAATATCGAGAAGTCTCGCCACGTTAAAGAAAAGTCAAAGATTCCGATTAGCGTGAGTTGGGAAGGCGGTATCGCAAGATGGTCCGGTCTACTCGATGTTGCTGAAAAAGGTGGCTTCATTCGCAAACCAAAGGTTGGTTGGTACGAAGCAGTCAATCCAGACACTGGAGAAATTATCAGTGAAAAGCTTCTTCGAGCAAAAGAAATTGTTGACAGTAGAGAGTTCTGGGATACAATGTTTAAACAGACCAACTTCGCAGAGTTCATCAAGAACGCGTATACGGTTGGTGGAAACGTTATTCTAAAAGACGAAAACGAAA